CATGGACTGCCCGATACAACCACGAAACCATCGCTTTGGGCTTCAGCTTGACTGAAGAGGCTATCGAAGATAACTTGTATGACTCACTGTCTGCTCGTTACACGAAGGCTTTGGCCCGCGCTATGGCATACACCAAGCAAGTTAAAGCTGCCGCTGTTTTGAATAACGGCTTCAGCAATGCTTACGCTGGTGGTGACGGTGTTGCTCTGTTCTCCAGCGCACACCCCTTGGTGTCTGGTGGTACTAACAGTAACATCCCCTCTACCCCTGCTGACTTGAACGAAACATCGTTGGAAAACGCTGTTATTCAGATTAGCTTGTGGACAGACGAGCGTGGCCTGTTGATCGCTGCCAAGCCTAACAAGTTGGTGGTTCCACCTGCACTCCAGTTCACGGCAACTCGCTTGCTTGAGACTGAATTGCGTGTGTCTACTGCTGACAATGATATCAACGCCTTGAAGAACAATGGTTCTATCCCCGGTGGATATACCATTAACCACTTCTTGACTGATACCAATGCTTGGTTCCTGACTACAGACGTACCTAACGGCATGAAGCACTTTGTGCGTTCGCCTTTGGCCCAGTCTATGGACGGCGACTTTGACACAGGTAACGTTCGTTACAAGTCTCGTGAGCGTTACAGCTTCGGCTGGTCTGACCCTCTGGGCATGTTCGGTTCTACCGGTGCTTAATATTTCTTAGGAAATATTTGAAGGGGGGCCTTGTGCCCCCTTTTCTTTTGTTGTATATTGCTTTCAACCCGGGGTTATCCGGTGCATTAGACAGTCCCGGCTGACGACATACAGACTAATGCACTCTACTTGTATGTAAGGACACATCATGGCAACCACCACGTTCTCCGGCCCAGTCGTATCTCAGAACGGCTTCTCTACCGGAACAGCTTCTTCCCCTTTGACAGTAACAACAGCAACTAACGTTGATTCTGCTTACGTCACATCATCTGCCACTACTGGCGACACACGTCTGTCTTATCAGCGTCTGACTTTCACAAGCACTGGCTCTGGTGAAACATTCCGTGCTTTGACACAGGTCACAGGCGCTGGCGCAGCTACTGCTGGTACGGTCAATGGCGCTCACATCAGCTTGAGCATCAACGGCTCTGGCACTATCTCCGGTGCAGGTAACGCCCTTCGCGCTACCTTGGGTGGTTCTTCTACCAACCCCGGCGGCACAATTGCAGCTATTCAGGCTGACTCTGACTTCGCTTCTGGTGGCACTTGGACAAATGCTTCTTTCATCCGCTTTACAAACAGCGGCACTGGCGCAGTGGCTAACTTGTTTAATGTCCCATCAACCATGATCACAGCCAATACCCAAGGTGCAGCTACAAACTCATTGAAGATTGTGGACAGCGCAGGTACTGCGTACTACATCATGTTGACTACGACTAATTCGTAATGCAGATTACCAAGGAATTCTTGGAGACTGAGATTAGTGAACTTGAGACTGAAGCACAGAAGGCCCAAACCTTTTTGACTCAGGCTCAAGCCACAATCCAAGCGTACAAGATGCTCATAAACAGGCTAGAAGCACCAGAACCGGAGCAACAACATGACGATGCAATATGACGTAAAGTCGTATCACAACACTGCCTCGGGTGTAGCCGTGCCTTATCGCACCCGCCTGAAAGGGGTCGTTATATCCCCTGTGTCATCTACTACATATAACGTAGCGATTGCAAATAATGTGTCCCAGTCTGGGACGTATGACATTCCCGGAACAACAACTTGCACAATCACTATTGCAGGTCACGGCGTTGTTTTAGGTTCGCGTGTATGGCTACAGTTTGCTACTGGTAGTGCCGTTAGCAATGCGTACGTGGTTACAGCAGTTACACAAAATACTTTTACAGTTACAACTGGAACGTTAACCACATCTGGAAATGTAACTGTATACAACCAAATTTTGACTGAACTTGATTGCTCAACTGGCACCGCGTTTTATACCCTAATTCCGGGTGAAGGCATCATGGCTTTAGACGGTATTTATGTTGGGTTGCCAGCAGCAGATGCCGTATCCTCAACCATTTTTTATGGGTAAGGGGTAAGCCATGACAATGCAATATGACGTCAAATCGGCCCATCAAAGTGCTTCGGGCACGGCGGTAAGTTACGCTACACGGCTTAAAGGCATCACGGTAACTTCTGGTACAGCTTCAGCGCGAAATATTGGCATTGCTGACCCTACAGTGAGTAAATCAGGCACATACAGCCAAACGACAACCACAATTACCGTTACCATTGCCGGGCATGGTTTGGTAAATGGACAACGTGTGTTTTTGGATTTCACAACTGGCACATCAAGAGATGCGGTGTTTACAGTAACGGTGACAAATGCAAACGTGTTTACCGTAACTTCTACAACTGCTAGTACATCTGGCAATGTGACTATGTACACAACCATTTTGCTGGAACTAGATACATTTAATACCGTGGGACTGCCAGTTCAGATTCCCGGTGAAGGTATTTATTGCCCCAACGGTATTTACGTTGGCCTTGGTAATTCTGTAACGGCAACGATTTATTATGGCTAAGTCACCAGCATGGACGAGAAAAGAAGGCAAGAACCCCGAGGGCGGGTTGAACGCCAAAGGTCGAGCCTCTGCGAAAGCGCAAGGCATGAACTTGAAACGTCCCCAGCCAGAAGGCGGCTCCCGGCGAGACTCTTTCTGTGCGAGGATGAGTGGCATGAAAAAGAAGCTAACCAGCGCGAAGACGGCAAACGATCCGGACTCACGCATCAATAAGTCCTTGCGGGCTTGGAACTGCTGATATGAACGAAATTGAATTGACTGACCGCGAAGAAGCCATTGCCCGTAAAGCGGCAAAGATGGCTATTGAAGAGATGTCTGGTGAGTTCTACAAAATGGTTGGCAAGACCATTGTAGAGAAGGCACTGATTTGGATTGGCTTGTTGGTTGTCGGTTTTGTATTTGGCAAAGGCTGGATCGTTAAGGTTTGACATGCCAAGCACAAGCAAGAAACAACACAATTTCATGGCAGCGATTGCAAATTCGCCATCGTTTGCTAAGAAAGTAGGCGTCCCACAGTCTGTGGGCAAAGATTTTACAACTGCGGACAAGGGCCGCAAATTTTCTAAAGGTGGTGATATGGCTTCTAAGATGAACCCCGGCTTCATGGCAATGATAGCCAAGAAAAAAGGCGCTCCTGCTAAGAAAATGGCTGGCGGCGGTATGACTAAGATGGGCGCTGTTAAGACAGCGGCTCCTAGCAAAGATGGTGTTGCTGTCAAAGGCAAAACCAAAGGTGCGCAAGTCAAAATGGCCGGTTCTGGTGTGCCTAATGGCATCGGTTCCCGTGTAATGAAAAAGGGCGGCAAAACTTGCTGATCTAAGGAGTAAATCATGAAAAAAATCACAGACAAAGAAAAAACCACAGACAAAGAATTTGTACCCGCTTACGGTGACGACGCTAACTACGCTAGAAAAAAACAACAGGGATTGGCGGAAATGGCGCAACGAGCACGTGAAATTGGGCGAGAAGAAGGTATTGCACGACAAAATAAAGCGGCTATGCGCGGCGGTGTATTAGGTACTCCTATGGCGTATGTTGAAAGGGCGGGCCAATATATCGGGGATAAATTTGACGACGCCGACGCTTATTTATCAGACAAAGTAGGTATGCGAGACCGCGCTACCTTTACAAAAGGTATAAGGCAAGGGCTTAAAGACGAAGGCTACAAAAAGGGCGGTAAAGTCTCTTCTGCCTCCTCACGTGGCGACGGTATTGCTGTTAAAGGCAAAACCAAAGGCACAATGATTACCATGAAGAGTGGCGGCAGAACCTGCTAATCTAAGGAGTCCCAAATGAGTCCAGCAGAAAAACAAGCGCGGGAAGATATGGCTGACCGCAAGATGAATGCAGCCACTGATGCAGCTTATACAAAGTCTTTGACTACTACTGAATACGCGCCTGAGAAAAAAGACCCGCGTGACGCAGTTCGTGGTCAAAAAGGGTACGCTAAAGGTGGTTCTGTTGGCTCGGCTTCTAAGCGGGCTGATGGTTGCGCTGTCAAAGGCAAGACTCGCGGTACTATGATCACCATGAAAGGCGGCGGTTACGCCTGTTAAATTATGATGGCATCCCGTGGTATGGGCGCAATTCGCCCTTCAAAAATGCCCGGCGCTAAGACAAAAGCGCGGCGGGATGACACTGACTTTACCCAATATGCCGAAGGCGGCAAGGTAAAATCTAAGGTAAACGAAGCTGGTAACTACACCAAGCCCAGCCTTCGTAAACGCATTTTTAACAGCGTAAAAGCTGCGGCAATCGTGGGCACGGGCGCTGGAAAATGGAGCGCGAGAAAAGCGCAGGTCATGGCCAAACGGTATAAAGCCGCTGGCGGAGGCTACCGAGATTGAAAGCCCCTCAAAAATCCCTCAAAGATTGGGGCGACCAAAAATGGAGAACCAAAAGTGGTAAAAAATCTTCTGACACTGGTGAAAGATACCTTCCAGAAGCTGCGATCAAAAGTCTCAGCCCTGCTGAGTACGCTGCGACGACCAAAGCCAAGCGGGCAGGAAAAGCCGCCGGAAAACAATTCGTAGCCCAACCCAAGACAATCGCAAAGAAAACAGCAGGGTATAGATAATGGCTAAGACCACCGGAACCACAGCCTTTGACCTCGACATGAACGACCTCATTGAGGAGGCGTTTGAGCGTTGTGGTCAAGAACTTCGCACGGGTTATAACTTCCGTACTGCACGTCGGTCTTTGAACTTGCTGACGATTGAGTGGGCAAATCGTGGTTTAAATTTCTGGACTGTAGAACAGGGCCAGATTCCAATGGTGACCGGTCAGGCTATCTACCCCATGCCTACGGACACAATCAATCTCCTAGACATGGTTATACGCCAAAGTAACGCCACATCTAACCAGATCGACATCAACATCAGCGGTATTTCAGAATCGACCTATATGTCGTTGCCAAACAAGTTGGCACAAGGTCGCCCAATTCAGGTCTGGTACAACCGCCAGTCTGGTCAAGAGAACAGCACTACGGTTACCCTTAATGGAACCATTTCATCTACAGCCACCACAATCACGTTGTCTAATGTGGACGGTTTGACTACTGCTGGATTTATCAAGATTGATAACGAGACCATCAGTTACCCCAACATAGACCCTGTAAACAACCAGTTGTTGAACTGCGCTCGTGGACAGAACGGCACAACCGCTGCGGGGCATACTACCGGCGCGGCTATCACTGTACAAAATCTTCCAGCAATCAATGTATGGCCTACGCCTAACTCGCCCGGTGACCAGTACATGTTTGTGTACTACCGCATGCGCCGTATTCAGGATGCTGGTACGGGTGTGACCGTGCAAGATATTCCATTCCGTTTTATCCCTTGCATGGTGGCAGGATTGGCTTATCTGTTGAGCATGAAGCTGCCAGATGTTGATCCAAACCGTGTAATGGGTCTAAAGGCTGAGTATGAACAGCAGTGGGAATTGGCTCAGTCAGAAGACCGCGATACCTCTCCGTTGAGGTTTGTGCCAAGGAACTTGTTCTATGCCTAATCGTTTTGCTTCTGGTAAGCATGCAATTGCTGAATGCGACCGTTGTGCGCAGAGGTACATGCTCAAGGAATTAAAGACACAGGTAGTCAAGACTAAGCCATTTAAGGTCAAGGTTTGCCCGGCATGTTGGGATCCCGATCAGCCGCAGTTGCAACTGGGTATGTATCCAGTTAATGATCCGCAAGCTGTGCGTGAGCCGCGCCCCGATGTGAGCTACCAAGTTTCTGGCCAAAGTGGCTTACAGATTTTGCTAACGGACAGCACCACACAAGATGGGTTTGGTTATCCAGAGCAAGGTAGTCGGGTCTTTCAATGGGGGTACAACCCTGTTGGTGGCGCAAGTGGGTTTGATACACTTTTAACGCCAAATAACTTGGTGTTAGCGATAGAACTTGGTACAGTTACGGTTACAACGACATAAGGAGTCGATCATGGACAGAAAAGATATGGCGCAGGACAGGAAGACGGCAGCTAAAGCTGTGCATACGCACGAAAAAAAGCTGCACCCCGGTCAACCCATGACCAAATTAGCCAAGGGTGGCAAAACAAACGCTCAGATGAAAGCTCTGGGTCGTGGTTTGGCCAAAGTGGCTAACCAGAAGAAGTCTTCCTTCACATACAAAAAAGGAGCTTGATATGGCCACTTTTAGCAAAAAGATGATGGGCAAAGAAGTTGGCGATGCCAGCGTTTATGCGCCGCCCCACAACATGAGTGGTGAAGCGGGTGTGGACATCAAGAACAGTGGCTACCAAGGTGGTAATCGTTTGACTGCCAATGATGTAAACATGTCTGTTGGTAACATCAGTCGTGACCCATACAAAGAGCCAAAAACTTCTGGCATTAAAACCCGTGGTAATGGTTGCGCCACTAAAGGCGTAATAGCCCGGGGGCCAATGGCTTGATATGAATTACACCCAACTGTTTGATACCATTCAGTCGTATACGGAAAATAACTTTCCGGATTTCACTCTTGCCAGTGGCGGGATAGAGACGACTACCGAACAGATCAATCGGTTTATTGAGCAAGCGGAATTACGCATCTATAACACGGTGCAGTTTCCGTTTTTGCGCAAAAACATGACGGGTAATATTCAGTCAGGTAACAAATATCTTCAGGCTCCAAACGATTATCTTGCTACATATTCTTTGGCAGTGATAGATGCGTCTGGTAACTACGAGTACTTGTTAAACAAAGACGTAAATTACATTCGTCAGGCGTACCCTAATCCTACGACAGATGTTGGCATCCCAAAGTACTACGCACTATTTGGCCCAGCCATTGTTAGTAATGTAATTACAACTGAACTAACGTTTATTCTTGGCCCAACTCCTGATGCAACGTATACGGCAGAGCTTCATTTCTATTACTACCCAGAGTCGATCACGACTGCGGGTACATCATGGCTTGGTGATAACTTTGACACAGTGCTCTTGTATGGCTCACTGGTTGAGGCTTATACCTACATGAAGGGCGAGGCAGATATGCTTGCCTTGTACGACGGTAAATACAAAGAAGCCCTTGCACAAGCTAAACGTTTGGGTGATGGTATGGAGCGTCAGGATGCTTATCGTTCTGGTCAATATAGACAGGCGGTGACTTGATGGCTTTTACAGGTAATTATTCCTGCAACACGTTGCGAACTGGCTTGATTAACGGGACGTTGAATTTTTCAACTGACACGTTTTATTTGGCGTTGTATACCAACTCTGCTACTTTAAATCAACTAACTACGGCCTACACATCTGATGGTGAAACTTCTGGTGGTAATTATGTAGCTGGTGGTCAGATAGTAACGGCGACAGTGAATACTGCGCTTAGTTCAAACAGTAGTACTATTTATGTTAACTTTTCCAGCCCAGCATGGACAGGCGCAATTACTGCTCGGGGTGCGTTGATTTATAAAGCCGGGGCTAATGGCGCTGTTTGTGTTCTGGACTTTGGAAATAACATAACATCGACCGGCACTTTTACTGTAACGATGCCTGCTAACACCAGCACGGCTGCACTCATTAGACTTGTATAGGAGAAAATATGGCACTGGTTACAACCACCAAAGGCGAAATGGACGAAACTTTGCTTGAAAAGCGAGAAGGTTCATTGGATAATGACAACGAAACAGCCACATGGGTGGAGTATTGGTTAGATGGCGAACTTGTGCACCGTTCTGCGCACGTGGCCCTCAAGAAAAACGTAAGTTCTGCGGTAGAAGCCGCATCTTTTAACTAAGGAGCCTAACATGGCAAATACTCAAGCAATGACAACCAGCTTTATGGGCGAGTTGATGACCGCAACACACAACTTTGGCACTGCCCCAGTTCGTGCAACCGGCGCGACAGATAGCTTTAAAGCCGCATTGTATTTAACAACTGCAACAGTGAATGCTTCTACAACGGCATATTCTGCTTCTAACGAAGTATCGGGCACTGGCTATTCTGCGGGCGGCGTAGCGGTTACATTTGGCACACCCCCAACGGCAACCAATAGTTCTACGACTGCGGGTGTTGCATTTGTAACACCTTCGGCCAGTATCACATACACCACAGTGACTTTAACTACGGCGTTTGACGCCGTGTTGATTTACAACTCAACACAAAGCGATAAAGCGGTCAGCGTTCATACCTTTGGTTCACAAACAATTACCGCTGGTACGTTTACTTTAACAATGCCTGCGAATACAACTTCGACTGCTTTGATTCGTCTGGCTACAACCTAATAGGGCCGGTGGGGTAACTCACCGGAGTAGCCATGTTCGGTATCTCCGCATTTGCCGAAGCGCCGTTTGCCTCACTTGCGGGGCAGACGGTAATCGTTGCTATTACCGGCGTTCAGGCATCTGGCGCGGTAGGCACAGTTACGGAAGTTAGTTCTGTTGCGCTAACAGGCGTTGAAGCAGCGGGCGCGGTGGGCACGGTCACAGTTGGGGAACGCGCATTAGCATTGACAGGTGTTGAGGCTATTGGTGCAGTTGGTACAGTAATAGGTATTTCTAGTAAAAGTGCAGATTTAACAGGAGTATTTGCTACAGGCTCCGTTGGCACAGTTACAGTTGAAGAACGTGCAATAACGCTTACAGGTGTATCTGCAAGCGGCCAAGTTGGCGATGTTACGGAGACAAACAATCCCACTGAAAATGGTGTTGTTGCTACAGGCTCGGTTGGCTCTGTTACTGTTGGCCCACACATTTTCCCGCTTACAGGGGTAGAAGCCAGCGGTAGTGTTGGTACAGTTGACATTTCTTTAGCATTTGCTTTGACAAGTGTTTTAGCTTCTGGCGCAGTTGGTACAGTAGCATTAGCGGATCGAACACTTGCTTTAACTGGTGTTGAGGCTACAGGTTTTATTGGTAACGAAACATCCGGACAATCTGTAACGGGTGTAAATGCCCAAGGGTCTGTTGGTTCTGTATCAATTGGCGCAAGATCAATTGCTCTGAATGGTGTGTCAGCAAGAGGTCAAGTTGGTACAGTGAATTATTTTTATTGGTCATTGATTGATGACAGCGAAACACCAAACTGGCAAAATGTCGAAATGACATTGTAAGGACATAATATGGCACTTGTATTAGCAGATCGCGTTAAAGAAACGACTACCACAACGGGTACGGGGACGGTGACTTTGCTTGGAGCGTCCACGGGGTTCCAGTCTTTTGCAGTAATTGGTAACGCTAACACGACTTACTACACCATCACAGCCCAAACAGGCACTGAATGGGAAGTTGGTATTGGTACATATACATCCGCTGGAACCCTCCTTGCGCGTAATACTGTGTTGTCCTCTAGCAATAGCGGCAATTTGGTTGATTTTACGGCGGGTACAAAAGATGTATTTGTTACGTACCCTTCTAGCCGTTCCGTTTATGCTGATGGCACAACTCTAACAGCTACAAATAGTTCGGTTTTGCCAATTGCAAGTGGTGGGACAAACTCAACTGCAACGGCAACGGCTGGCGGTATTGGATATGGCACCGGCACTGCTCACGCATACACTAGCGCGGGTTCAAGTGGTCAAGTTGTAACTTCTGCGGGCGCAGGTGCGCCAACGTTTACTACTGCAACCAACGCCAACACTGCATCTGCTATTGTTCAACGTGATGCCTCTGGTAACTTTAGCGCCGGTACGATTACAGCGGCTTTAAGTGGTAATGCAACTACGGCTACAAGTGCCACGACCGCTACTACTGCAACGCAAGTTTCTAACAGTTTGACTCTTGCTACATCGGGCACGGGCTTGTCTGGTTCTGCATCGTTTAACGGAGCTTCTGCTCAAACATTCACTGTTGCCTCAAACGCAACAAACGCAAATACAGGTTCTACGATTGTTGCTCGTGACGCATCCGGTAACTTTTCGGCAGGGACAATTACCGCCGCATTATCAGGTAATGCTTCAACAGCAACATCTGCTACAACCGCAGGCACAATTACCAGTCAAGCAAACAGTGCAACTATCACAGCGGCAAGCACAAATACAGCCAATCAAATTGTCTTACGAGATGCGTCAGGCAACTTCTCTGCCGGTACGATTACAGCTTCTTTAACAGGTAACGCATCTGGATCAGCCGCTACTTTTACAAGCACTTCTCAAAACTCGCAGTTTAACTCCATTGGCGTTGGTACAGCAGGTTCCGGTACGGCAGGGGAGATTCGCGCTACTAACGCTGTTACAGCCTACTACTCAGACGACCGTCTTAAAACCAAGCTAGGTAACATTGAAGGTGCGTTGGCTAAAGTTAAAACACTGAGTGGCTTCTACTATGAAGCTAATGAAACAGCGCAGGCTTTGGGATATAAACCTAAACGTGAAGTTGGTGTTTCTGCGCAGTCTGTACAAGCCGTGCTTCCTGAAGTAGTTGTACCAGCCCCAATTGATGAGCAGTATTTAACTGTTCATTACGATAAACTTGTACCATTACTGATTGAGGCTATCAAAGAACTTGAAGCTAAAGTCGCCGCTCTTGAGGCGAAAGGATAATCATGGCAGTAACCAATTTCTCCCCGCTCCTTGGTTTGGCTTTACCGACCACAGGAGATTTGTCGGGCACATGGGGTACAACAGTTAATGATGCAATTACTTCGCTGATTGACTCTGCTGTTGCCGGGACTACTACGTTATCTACGGATGCTAATGTAACCTTAACTACTACCAATGGCGCAGCTAACCAAGCGCGTAACGCTGTACTGCTTTGTACAGGGGCGCGTACAGCAATAAGAACAATCACGGCTCCTGCACAGTCTAAAGCCTACATCGTGATCAATGACACTACAGGTGGATTTGGTGTAAAGATAGTTGGTTCTGGCCCAACAGCGGGTGTAACAATTAGCAATGGCGAAAAAGTTTTACTTGCGTGGAACGGTTCTGACTTTGTGGTAGTAGTTTCATCATTTTTTTCTGGGGTGTCCACTTTTAGTGGCGGTACTACAGGATTAACTCCTTCTTCAGCTACAACTGGGGCAATAACCTTGGCTGGCACATTAGTTACCGCTAACGGTGGCACAGGCAACGCAAACGGCACGGTTGCAAAATTAGCAACAACCAACTTTAGTATTGAAGAATCGGGTGGAAAATTGATCTTTAAATACGGCGCAACGACAATAGCAAGCATGACAAGTGCCGGTGTATTTACAACACTGAGCGATATCACCGGCAACGGCACACCTTAAAGGAGCATTTAAATGGCAGTCTCTCTTATATCAACGGGCGTTCAGTTCCCCGACGCATCTATACAAACCACCGCTGCGGCGGGGGGCCCAAACCTTCAAGAATTTACGTCAACAGGCACATGGACTAAACCATCAGGCGCTACGTTTGTAATGGTTGAATGTTTTGGCGGTGGCGGTGGCGGCGGTTCTGGTCGTAGATCCAGTGGAAATAGATCAGGCGGCGGTTCTGGTGGTGGTGGATCGTATGCATATCGGTTATTTAAGGCCTCTGATTTAGCAAGCACTGTGACTGTAACAATTGGTGCTGGTGGCACTGCGGGCGCAGCACAAACATCAGACAATACAAATGGCATTACTGGAGTTTCTGGTGGTACTACCACATTTGGTTCGCACTTATCGGCTTTTGGTGGGCAGTTCGGCAACGGTGGTACAGATTCAGCTACTTTTGGCGGTCTTGGTGCTGGTGTTTTGGATAGTTCAGGCGGGCCATATTCACGAACTAGTGCAAATGCCCTTATATATGGGCAGTTTGGTGGTGGTACTGTTACTGCTGCCGCAGAAACTGGTAACGCTTCTGGTTTTGGCGGCGGTTCTGGTGGTGGCGGTTTTGCTTTTTCAGCGGGTCTCAACGGAGGCTGTTCTTACCAAGGTGGCGCTGGCGGCGGTGGCGGTGGGGGCCTTCAGGGTGCCAGTAGTTACGTTGGTGGCGCGGGCGGTTCAAATCTTGGCTCAACGGGCGGTGGCGGAACAGCTGGCGCGTCAAACGGGGGAGCGGGCGGCGCTGGTGCTTTCCGTCAGGGCGGTGGCGGTGGCGGTGCTGGTGTTGCCTCTCCCGCCGCCGCTGCGGGCGCTGGTGGTGCAGGGGGTTCTGGCGGTGGCGGTGGCGGTGGTGGCGGTGCGTCAAATGCCGGAGCAAATTCAGGCGCTGGCGGTGCTGGCGGTAATGGTTTATGCCGTGTCTACACTTGGTAAGGAATTAACATGACAAACAGATATGCAATTATTGAAAACGGTGTAGCAGTCAATGTAGTGATTGCTGACGCTGAATACGCTGCGCAACAAGGTTGGGTTGAATGCCCTGACGCTGGCCCCGGTTGGACTTACGCTGACGGCGTGTTTACTGCGCCTGTTGTGATAGAACCAATGGCACCAACCACACCAACTAAAGAAGAGTTGCTTGCCCAACTGCAAGCAATTCAAGCGCAAATACAAGCACTGGATTAACCATGCGGGACTGGGCTGAAGCGTTCATCGTTGCGGCCTTTATCACCATCTTAATTGTGTGGGGGACGTTCACCCTTGTGTGGATTTGGGGCTAACCCATGAGTGACGAAAAATTAAACGCCAATTCAACGCTCGATAAAGTGTTGGGCTATGTAGATAGTCCATTCAAGTTATTTGCAATCCTCGTCATGGGGGTTGTTGCGTTTGTTGGGTATATGTTTTGGCAGAATCAATCGTTCTTAATTTCTGCATACCAAGAGCAGAAAAGGATGCCAAGCATCCACGAAGAGCGAGTTGACGATGCGGCTTCTGTGTTGTTTAAGCACACCGATGCTAAATTTGTAGCTATCTTCAAGGTCAACCCAATCTTAAGTACTCGGGTGCTGTTTCGGCTCTACACTAAAGACGGGCGTAGTAAAGAACTAGAAGGCTTGGATGTTGGGTTGTTTACAGCCAACCACGCAAACAACAACGATGTAGTCAAGCTCATGGCTGGAGATATTCCTTGTGGGCAGTATCTACGCCCACAGAGTGAATTGGGTATTTGGTACATAGCGCAAGGCGCTAACTACACTTGCCGGATATCCGTGCCACCTGATCGCAGTCGGTTTATTGGGCAGATTACCGCAGGTTGGACGCAGCAGCCCGATAACTTGGAGCACATCATTTCGATGATGGATATTGCAGCAACCATGCTAGTTAAACGAGGTAACTAATGGCACAGTTTGAACCAGCTTTTGAGCAAATGATTAGGGACGAGGGTGGCTATGTCCTGCATGAAATTCCCGGTGACACAGGCGGCATGACCTATGCTGGCATTGCCCGTAACAAAAACCCTCAGTGGAATGGCTGGGCGCTGGTTGACAAGAAGGAGTTTGGCGGCTCTTTGACGCCTATGGTGCGTGAGTTCTACCGTGTTGAGTTCTGGGACAAGATGCGCGGTAACGAGATTTCTAACCAAGAGGTAGCCAACAGCATCTTTAATTTTGGGGTAAATGCTGGAATGGGAATGGCTGTAAAGCTGGCGCAACTCGTGGTAGGTGCTACCCCTGACGGCGGGATCGGTGCTAAAACCATCGAGAAGCTCAACCAGATTACGGACGGTCAGCGGTTTAAAGAGTCCTATGCTTTGGCTAAGATTGCCCGCTACGTTGAGATATGCAACAAGAACCCGGTGCAAGTTAAGTTCCTCAAGGGTTGGATTAACCGCACATTGAAAGGTCTAGCATGAGCTTGCTTGCCGTTGGATCAATCATTGAGGCTGTTGGTAAGGTTGCAGGCGACCTGATTACCACCGACAAAGAAAAAATGGAAATGGAGATTGAGCAACGTAAGCTCGATCTGGAAGAAAAGCGCATCGACCAAGCTACTGACTTGGCTCAGATTGAAGTCAACAAGATTGAAGCTGCGTCATCCAATGTGTTTGTTTCTGGCTGGAGGCCAGCCATTGGATGGATTGGTGTGGCTGCTATGGGCTATCAGTTTCTGCTCTATCCACTGTTCCAATGGTGCTGGAAATACTTGCAGGCAATGGGCTGGGTTCCTATTGGCATGGATCCCCCGCCGGTACTAGACGCAGACCAACTTTGGGTGATATTATCAGGCATCTTGGGCATTGCCGGTATGCGTTCTTTTGAGAAGACCAAAGGCGTTGCCAGTAAATAAAAGGTAGCCCATGCCACTACAAAAATTCTTGTTTAAGCCGGGGGTCAACCGGGAAAACACACGCTATACCACCGAGGGCGGTTGGTATGAGGGCGATAAGATTCGTTTTCGCCAAGGCAACCCCGAGAAAATTGGTGGTTGGACTCCGTTTGCTGGTAGTACGTTTCAGGGTGTCTGCCGTTCTTTGTGGAACTGGATTACCCTTACGGGAGAAAATTTAGTTGGTGTTGGCACTAATCTGTATTTCTACATCCTTAAAGGTGGTGACTACTACGATGTCACCCCAATCCGTAAAACAATCACCCTTACAAATCCCTTTACGGCGACCAACGGGTCTAGTGTAATTACCGTCGCAGAAACTAATCACGGCTGTGTAGATAACGATACAGTGATTTATAGCGGCGGAGGTATCGTAGGACTTGGTGGCAACATTACTGCCGGTGTTTTAACTGGTACTTTTATTATTACGTTTGTTGATGACAATACCTACACCATTACAGTATCAGCCACTGCCAACGCCACGGACGTTGCGGGTTCCCCCGGTGGTGGTACGGTCGTAACGCAATACGAAACTAATACTGGCCCCGCATATCAAGTGCCTTTAGTTGGTTGGGGTGCTGGCCCTTGGGGTGCGGGTACGTGGGGTAATGGTCAAACTACGTCTACATCTCTTCAGTTGTGGAACCAACAAAACTTTGGTGAAGATTTAATCTATGGCCCACGGGGTCAAGGCGTTTACTATTGGAGCGCCAACGTAGGTTATGCGCCAATTCAAATTACTATTTCAATTGCAGCCCCCGGCGTTATTACTTTACCCGTAGGGTTTTCATTTCCTGATGGCACAACAATTTCGTTTACATCTACAGGTGCATTACCTACGGGCTTAACAGTAGGGCAAGTGTATTTTGTGGTGAACTCTACCGGCGGTACATTTAATGTATCCCTCACGATTGCGGGTTCACCAATTACAACGTCTGGTGGCCAGTCTGGTACCCAACGCATATCTCAGCGGGGTATTGATTTAGCCGATGCTGGCGATGATGATGCGCCGTTATTTCAGAACTACATCTTAGTATCTGATACCAGCCGGTTTGTATTGGTGTTCGGTACAAATGACTACGGGCAAACATTTTTGAACCCTATGTTGATCCGCTGGTCAGACCAAGAAGACCCATACACATGGACGCCACAGGCTACAAACCAAGCAGGTAGTTTGCAACTATCTCACGGCTCTGAAATCATTACAGCCGTGCAGTCTCGTCAAGAGATTGTGGTGTTTACGGATTCTTCACTATATTCATTGCAATACGTAGGCCCACCTTTTGTGTGGACAGCACAACTTATTGCAGACAACGTGTCTATCATTGGCCCTAATGCCGCTGTGATTGCGTCAGGCGCGGTGTACTGGATGGGCGTAGACAAGTTCTATAAATACGATGGTCGTGTACAAACACTGAATTGCGATTTACGCCGTTATATTTTTAATGACTTTAATAAATTACAACCCCAACAAGTTTATGCGGGAACAAACGAAGGCTTTAACGAAATCTGGTGGTTCTATTGCTCTGCCGATTCAACCGTAAGTGATAGATATGTGATCTATAACTACATTGAGAATGTGTGGAGTTACGGCAATATGGGTCGTACAGCTTGGTTAGATTCCGGCCTATTACCCCTGCCTGTTGCCGCCACATACGACAGTGAACTTGTACAGCATGAAGACGGTGTAGATGCTTATGTGTTGGGTAATTTAACCGCATTGTCAGCTTACATTTCTTCTTCTGAATTTGACATTGGTGATGGCCACAATTTTGGCTATGTGTGGCGCATATTGCCTGATTTAACATTTGAAAACTCTACATCTACACCTAGTGGCTCTGCCGCCGCAGTTGCTATGACTTTGTACCCGCTACAAAACTCTGGCTCTGGCACAGGAAATGTGGGCAGTGCGAGTGTCACTAAGGGCGCAACATACAATATCACTGAAGAATACACGGGGCAGATTTACACTCGTGTTCGAGGTCGTCAGATGATATTTAAAATTGCCTCAGACCAGATTGGTACAACTTGGCAGTTGGGTGCGCCTAGACTTGATATTAGAGCAGACGGTAGGAGATAACCTATGTCCATGCTTCAGAACCGGGCTTCACCCAACATACCGCAAGCGCCTAAAGAGTACGATATTGCGTACATGAATGCGCTGAGTAACGTGATTCGGTTGTTTTTTAATAGCATCAACACAGTACAACAACTTAATCTAGCAAGTTTGAATCTTGACTTACGTACACTGCCTACTGATGCAGACCTGCCAAATTTAAGGTTTGGCGACGTGTATCGGGATACCCAAGATGGCGTACAAGCCACAAGTCAAATGCTTCGTATCAAAGTGCCAGTTGAGTTGACTGGAGTTTCAGGTTTAGGAGCAGTGGGTAGTGTTGGGCCTGTTGGGGGCACAATTACTAAGAATTTAACTGGTGTTTCTGGGGTTGGGGCAGTTGGCACAATGACCCTGTAGTACTAGAATATGACAAAACATAGAGGAGCCTATTATGGGTACTGGAGTCGGTGAAGCGATGCTGCTTGGCGCGGCAATGGGTGGTGGCTCTGCCGCTATAACTGGTGGCGACCCTCTTAAAGGTGCCCTCCTTGGTGGCTTGACCGGCGGTGTTGGCTCGGGCATTGGTGGTGCTCTAGGCGGTGCGGCTGGTGGAGTTGAAGCTGGCGCTCTTTCTAGTATGGGTACGGGCACTGGGCTTACAGCAGGGGTTACTCCCGCAATGACAACTGCCGGTTCTTCTATTGGTAGCAGTTTGGGTAATACCCTTGCGGGTATGGAACCTACTTTGGGAAGTGCAAACTTTGCCCTTAGTGCCCCTTCAGCAGGGCTAAATGTTTCCAACAGTTTGTCTGGTTTGAACCCCACAGTAGCCCAATCGGCAATGCAAAGTGGTACTAACTTTGCTCTTAATGCGCCTACTATTGCCCCCGGTGCCGGTATTACTAGCCTTCCTGCCGTCGCTCCTTCTGTTGCGGCTCCTCCCGTTGCGGCATCTGCTACCCCTGCAAGTTTTTATACCGACCCAATGAAGTACATTGGCGAACATAAGTTTTTGGCCGGTTCTTCTGCTTTGGCTGGTGCTATGGGTGGAAAAGAAGACCCTTATTCCCCTGAAGAATACAACGGCCCCCTGAAGCGTTTCCGTCTTAGCTCGGACTATCGCGGCGTTACACCTTACGCAGAGGGTGGCATTACTGACTTAGCCGCAGGTGGTTATGACCAAATGGTTGGCGAAATGCCGATGTACTCTTCTAACATGGCCGCTGGTGGCATCTCTAATTTAGGTAGTTACTCTGATTACGCACGTGGTGGCCGTATGCTCAAAGGCCCGGGTGATGGTATGTCTGACAGTATCCCTGCAAGCATTGGAGGTAAGCGCCCTGCCCGCTTGGCCACTGAAGAGTTTGTTGTTCCCGCTGATGTGGTCTCCCACCTTGGTAATGGCTCCTCTGATGCAGGTGCCAAACAACTCTATGCCATGATGGACAAAGTGCGTACCGCACGTACTGGCCGTAAGTCTCAGGGTCGTGAGATTAACCCCCAAAAGTACATGCCTGCATAAGGAACAACTATGTTGATACCTAATAAATTTAGCGGTTATTCTTTTGATGGTTCACGCCGTTGTTTTGGCGGCGGTGGGGGTGGAGGCGGCGGTGCTGGAGGTGATGGTGGTACAGGTGATGCCGCTTCTGCCGCTGGGGGTGCTGTAGGCCCCGGTGCTTCTGGTACAGGTAATGGAAGTGGTGATGGCCCCGGCCCCGGTGATGCTGGTGGAGGCGGTGGTAATAGCGTTTACACCCCAGCTTACACTAATGCCGCCAACACTGGGGTAAACACTAATCGTGGTTCTATTACTGGAATGGACTTTACTGGTGCCGGTAACACTGTCAGAACTTCAACTATACCTCTTGACAACCTCAATCTTCGCAATATGGCTGGCATGCCATATAACCAAGTAGGACAACAATACAACGCGTTATTACAACAAGGGTTTACTGGTAACGACATTCGTAATGCCTTAACGACTAATGGTAGGCCCGTATCAGATTCTGATTACGGTGCACTGGTGCAAAACGCGGCTATGACTTCTCCTACTGGCAGACCTATGGCAGGTTCTGATCAGTTCTTTCAGCCTGTCTACAACTCGCAGTATCAAAACTACGCACGTCCTGCTACACAGTTTGACGTTAGCGCATACGGCACACAGCCTAGTAGATCACCAGCCAGCGCAACTATGTCACGAAGTGCTATCAATAGCAAAATTGGTGATTTTTATAACACCAATTATCGGGATAACCCAAATGGTGTGGGTATGGGTGACACGCTAGATTTTATGAGGCAAAACGGTATTAACCGTGACGACTTCCAAACGTGGGGTGGTGTACAAAATTACGGCCCTCAGACGTCTGCACCTTCAATGCAGACAAAAATGCAACAGCAATTTAACCCTTACTCCAATAATTCTGGTTTTAATGGCCAACTAATGACTGCTGGTTATGGTGGCTTTGGTAGCCTTGCCGGTGGTTTGTCGCCTTTTGTAACAGGCCAAATGCCTCAAACGCAAACTCCGTTTAGCTATCAACAATCAAGCTATCAGCCCCAAATGCAGACCCCGTTTAACTTTCAACAGTCAAGCTATCAACCACAACAGCAGTACAACCCGTACCAAATGCAGACTCCATTTAGCTACCAACAACAAAGCTATCAGCCTACGCAATTACCTGCGTATGTTTACGACACAATTAGAGACTTAGATCAATATAAATCACAACCTGTACCACAACGCATGTCATCTGGCCCAAGTCAAGCTATTGTTGGCAGGTCTTCTCAGATGCGTGGCACCCCCAACGTGATGCGCCGTGCTGAAGGTGGCATTGCGTCTTTGATGGATGATGTTGAATGAGCCTAACAATTCGTTCAGTAGATGTAAGCTACATCCATCAAATATGGCCTACAGTAAAGCCGTACATTGAGGATGCGTTAAACAAAGGTCATGATTTTCCTGACTGGGCGTATTGTTACAACATAGATCACGTACAGCAGTATGTAACTTCAGGGCAGTGGCTTCTGTTAGTTGCTATTGACGAAGAACAGCAAATCCACGGTGCTTGCACTGTGTCTTTTATAAACTACCCCCTCCATAGGGTAGCGTTTGTTACTTGCATTGGCGGTAAATTGATTTCTAACCAAGCTACATTTGAGCAATTTAAACAGTTGCTTAAATCACACGGGGCAACGAAAATACAAGGTAGTGGCCGTGAAGCCATCGTGCGCTTGTGGAAACGTTACAACTTTGAACCGCGCAACACCTTAGTTGAGGTACTAATATGAGCTATTCCCGCCGAGAACTTTATGCCATGGGTGAACCCTTTGGTGAGTCTGCAACCCGCAAAGAAGGTGGCCGTATTATTTATGGCGGCGGTGGCGGCGGTGGCCCAACAAGTTCTACAGTTACACAATCAAATGTGCCTGACTGGCTTCGTCCTCAAGTTGAAAACGTGCTCATGGGTGCGGGTAGAAACTTATTCCAAACTAAAAAAGTTGACAGTGGTCAAAAAGACGAAGCTGGTAATATTATTTACAACGAGGACATTACGGGTACTAAACCGTTTGTTCCTTACAGCAGTGACCCCTCTAAATACGTAGCGGGCTTTAGTCCCCTGCAACAGCAGGTTCAATACAATGCGGCCAACTTGATGATGCCCGGCCAGTTTAATCAGGCCACGGGTTATGCTAACGCCGCCGCTCAAGGTGGTTTAGATACTGCCAATCAAGCCGCAGGTTACGGTAATGCAGGGTTCCAATCCGGCCAGATGGGCCAACAACTGGGCATTCAAGGTGGTCAATACTATGGTGGTATGGGTGCTCAAGCAGGTATGCAAGGTCAGCGTTCTGGTTTGTTAGGCCAACAAATTGGTACACAAGGAGGTCAGTATTACGGCGGTATGGGCGCCGGTTATGGCCAACAAGCCGCAGGTCTAGCCCCCCAAGCGCAAACCTATGGACAACAAGCCGCTGACATTGGCCAGATGGGTCTTCGTGCTGAACAGTATGGCCGTAACGTATCTGGTCAAGCAGAAAACTATGCGCGTCAAGCCGCTCGTGCAGGCCAGCAATACGCCGGTCAAATGACTGATCCGTATGCGGTTCAACAATACATGAACCCATACCAGTCTGCCGTGACTGATGTTCAAATACAAGGTGCGCAACGCCAAGCTGATATTGCCGCTCAAGGTCGTAAAGCCGCCGCCGCTCGTGCAGGTGCCTTTGGTGGTGCCCGTCAGGCTATTGAAAACGCTGAAGCCAATCGTGCGCTGGCCTCTCAGATGGACGCCATTCGTGCCCAAGGCCAACAAACTGCTTACGATAAAGCAATTCAGTCTATGCAGTACGGCTCTAACCTTGGTCTTCAAGGTCTTCAGGGAGCGCAACAGGGACTGGGTACTGCCTTGCAAGGTGGTCAGTTAGGTCTGTCTGGTATTGGCACTGCTATGCAGGGTCAGCAAGCCGGTATGCAAGGTCTTGGCCAAGCGGGTCAACTCTATGGTCTGGGTATGCAGGGTGCAGGTATGGGTTTGCAAGGTACACAAGCACAACTTGCTGGTACAGCCCAAGGTATCCAAGGTTCTCAAGCCGCTATGCAGGGTGCAGGTGTTGGTTTATCTGGCGTAGATCGTCAACTGGCGGGTACCGCGCAAGGTATGCAAGGTGCAGGCGTTGGTCTTCAAGGTGTCTCAGGACAACAAGCTGGTTACGGGTTAGCTAATCAGGCTGCCGGGCAGCTTGGTCAACTTGGCACACAGCAACTTGCTGCACAGACAGGTATTCTTGGTTTGCAAAATCAGATTGGTGGACAGCAACAAGGTCAGCAACAGCAGATCATCAACCAAGCAATCCAGAACTACGCGCAAGCGCAAGAAGCGCCGATGACTGCGTTCAATCAATACAATGCTTTGTTGCGTGGTTATGCCGTTCCCGGCCAGACTACAACTCAGTATCAAGCACAGCCTACACTTGGTAATCAGATTGCAGGTTTTGGTACAGCCGGTGTTAGTGCTTTGGCATTGAACAACGCTTTGACTCCACGATAAGGTTAAATTATGAGCCTCAATAGCCTACAAGATGATATGTCACGCCGTGCCGCTTCTATGGCGGCGATGGCTAAAAGTGCCAGAAACCCAGAACAGATTCAAGCCATACAGAAAAGTCTTATTGCGGGTGTTCAGAGCGGCGCAATTAAGCCGTATGTGGGTATCCCCCTCATTCAAGAACTTACCAATAAGATAGCGGAAGCCAAGGCTAAGATGGCGCAAGCTGTTACTGGTGCTGGTATGCAACAACCACAACAAGGTGGTGCTCCGATTGCTCAACAAATTATGGCGCAAGCCGCTCAAGCGGATCGGTCTCAAGGTGTTGAAACTCTGGCATCTAACTTGCCCGAATCGTATGCGGGTGGTGGCATTATTGCGTTTGAAGAAGGTGGCCCTGTTGAGCGTTATCAAAGCGCAGGGTATACAGGTACAACCCCAGCAGGTCGTTACTTTAGTGGCCTAGGACAAAATTTTACTGAGGCTAATGAAATGGCCAAACTACGCAACAAACTGCAAATGCAGTATGGCCCTGCGTCCGCTGTGCCCGGTTTGTTCATGCGACAAACTGATGAAGAACGTTTAGCGGCTAAAGCTGTTGCGTCTGCACTACCAAACTTATCTTTTCCGCAGTTACAACAACTTGCGGCAGAAGGGCCATCTGCGCTTGCTAGTTTTGCCGCGCCTACTCAAGCTGTAGCTCCAACTCCTACACCTGCGGCTCCCGGTGCCCCCGGCGCTCAAACACAGCCCCCACCTCCCGCTCCCCCTGCGGCTTCCGCTGATATTGGTTTTAAAATGCCTGCTATGCAGACATACACGCCAACTATTGCGACTCTGCCAGTACGTACGGCTCCCGTATTAACCGACCTTGATGCACTCACCAAAAAGTTACCAGCAGAAACAAAAACGGCAGTAGAAGCTAAAGTTACAGAAGTGCAAAATAAACTGGAAGATATGGACAGACCCGGGTTTGAAGCTCGTGAAGAACGTCTTGGCAAACGAGAAACTGGCCTTGAAAGAGAAAGTGCAATTGGCCGCGCCTTGACCGGTATCAAAACAGGTCTGCGTATTGCTGGTAGTAAAGAACGTACTCTTGCAGGTGCTCTGGGTAACGAAGGCAGTCAAGGTATTGAAGACCTCATTCGTGGTGAAGCCGCAAATCGTGCCGCTAAAGATAAGTTAGAAGATTATCGTGACAACCTTGAGCAACAGAAAGTTGCGTCTAAGAAAGGCAACTACCAAGCCGCTCAAGCGGCTGGAGAACGTGCCGCTGATAACTTGTATAAGTACACTAGCTTAAATTTGAACGCCGCTTCTGCCGGTAATAGCCAAGCCTTACAACGTCAACAAATTGAACAGACTGGTGATATTGGTAAAGCTGGTGTACTTAACCAAGGTGAGCAGTTAAAACTGTCTGCAATTGACCAACAGAACCGTAACGCACTGGGTATTGCACAACTACAACAGCAAGGCTCAATTTCTAAAGCAACTCTTGCTGCACAAGAAAAACGATTTGCCGAAATGGGCGAGGCAAATAGAGCACGTATCATGCAAGCAACTGCAAAAGGTCTTAGTGACTTTATGCAAAATGAGGGTGCCCAACTTAGAGCGCAACTTGCCAAAGACTATGGCCCTAATTTCATGACCGCTCAAGATTTGCGTAGCCAACAAGCCGCAGATATATTTAACAGGCGTAAACAAGCCTATCTAGCAGATATCAGAGGTCAAGCAATAGATGCTCTAAGCGCACGTTCAGCAGATTCTCTCTTGGGTCAATAAATATGCTCATCAACCTGCCCAAACTTGGCCCCGTTAATTTTCGGGATGATTTGACGCAAGAGCAACTTCAAGCGCAACTCTCTGCGCTTGAAAAGAAGTACGATTTTAGAATGCCAAAGCCTGATGTAGGGATTGGCACCCTCCTCAAGCGCGGCTTCATGCGTGGTTTGGGGGAAACAGGTATCGCTTTAGGGGACACGCTCCCCGCTATGAGCGCATCTGCGCTTGGCTTTGATGAGTACGCCCAACGTCAACTGGGAGAGGCGCAAGAATCCCGTGCCGCATTAGAAGCCAAGTACCCTACGCAGTTCAGGTCATACACTGAAATTGGTAGCCCATACGAAGCCTTGCAGTATGGCGCAGAAACTCTGGGTGAACTTGGCCCAACAGCTTTGACTGCGTTAGTTCCCGGTATAGGCGCTGGGGCAGTCGGTAGTAGGATTGCCGCTCGTGGTGCTATGGGTGCCGCTTTGGAAGCTGGCCCGCTATCCCGTGTAGGACTTGCCGCCGCAGAGACTGCCGCTAAAAAAGCGGGTGAAGTCGCAGGTAAACGTGCGATGTATGGTGGTGTGTACCTTGGTTCGTTTGCACAGAACGCACCTGAAGTGTTCGAAAGCATCTACCAAGAAACTGACAAGATGGAGCCGGGTATTGCTGCTTTGTTTGGTGGTCTATCTTCCGTCTTAGACGCTATTGTCCCCGGCAAATTGTTGGGTGAACTTGGTGGTTACGGCAAGATGAAGGTCATTGAAAAGATGGCCAAAGATTCTGGTGCCGCACCAAAAGTGTGGAAGTATATTGGCAAAGAAGCCGCTAAAACCGCAGGTACTGAAGGTTTGACTGAGGCAGCGCAAGAGTCTATCAATGCCGCCGCAGAACAAGTTGCAGGTAGTACTAAGGACATGTTTGGCCCTGAGAACATTCAACGCTTCAAAGAATCATTTGTTAAAGGTGCAATCGGTGGCGGTGCGTTTGGTACTATCGGTGGCGCAAGCCAAGGCTTGACTGCCCGCAAAGAATTTAAAGATACCAAAGAAGCTGAAGAAGCACTCAAAGCGCAAATGGATGCCGAGGCTAAAGCCGGTACGCTCACTCCTGAACGCCGTGCTGAATACGACATCGCACTTGAGAAAGCACGTAAACAACGTGAAGCAGACTTAACCGCTGCATTCAAAAACGTACCAGAAGATGTTGGCGCGGTATCACTTGCCGCACTGCAACAACGTGCAGAGGCAATCAAAGAACAAAATCCCGGTGCGTATGATCGTATCTATGGTGAGTTAGATGCCGCTATTGCCGCTCGTAAAGCAGAAGATGCAGAAGCGGAAGCGGAAGCAACCGCTAAAGCTAATCAAGAACTTGCACAAGCCGAGGCTGAATACGCTGAAGGTCTGCGTAATAAGCAGGCGGGATCAGCATTTGCCAAAGTGCCACCTACCCCCGGTACTGGCGGTATGTTTAAACCCGCATTGGAACAGCAACGTGCTGATCAACAGCAAGCTACACGTGACTTTGCGTTTGGCCCTGTAACTACAAACACCCCCGGTGATCCCGTTACAGTTGACACCCTGAAAAATCTTAAAGTGTCTGACCGTTCTAAAGTTGGCTTGCAGTTGTTAGGCACTGATCTTGATACGGTCGATGGTCGCCGCACGTTCATTCAGACGCTTGAGAACCCTGAGTTCATGGGCAATATCGACCCTGTTGCATACGATGATATTGTCAGCACCTTTGATCCTGAAGAAGTCAAAGCCGCTCGTGCTGAGATGCAGTCCGTAGATATCTCTCCCACAAAGCAGAAACAGCAAGAACAAACCCGCCAATTTGCATTTGGAGTACCTGATGTTACAAGACCTGACACCACCACAAGTGGAGGAAGCCCTAGCGTGGATAGCCAATCCACAAGTGCTGAAAATACCGCAACCGATGAAGCAACTGTCGGAGGTGGAGATGTTTCTACTGAGCAGAATGCTGGAGACGCTACTGGACGAAAAGGACAACAGTCCACTACATTAACTGAAGGAACCACAACTGATGGCACTACGACCACTCAAACCCAGCAAGCAGAAGCGCAAGGACAAACGGCAACAACTGCCACACGAGGCGTCCTAGACCGCCCTGATTTATCCGCAGAACTGCCCGCTATCCAACAGAAACTGGGTGGGCTAAAGGCCAAACTGGATCAGATTGCTAAAGATGCCCGTGCCTATTTTGGCAAGGTAGTCCCTGAACTTGCGCTTGATTCAATCGCTAACGATTTGGTATATCAGCCTAGTGCTTACCGCAACTCAAAGATGAAAGCCTTTAAGAGTAGTCCATTTGGCCCAGAGCCTATGTTTGGCACCAAAGAAGAAGCTAAATTCTTTCAAGGTCAAGGCGGTACCCACGCCAAAAATGCCGAAGCATGGGCACGTGCCAACTTGTCTCCTGAAGCTGTAGCATTCATGGATCAAAAGATTGCACAGTACAAAAAAGAAAAGCAAAGGTCTGACTCTATTCGCCGCCGTCAGGAAGCTCAAACCGATTTGCGTAAAGCTACTAAAACGCAGGTTGCAGAGGAAGCCGCTGTTGCCGAAGCAGAAGGCGAATACGCTCCCACAGAAGAAGAAATTGCAGACGCCAAGGGTACAAAGACTGAGGCTGGTAAACGTAAAGCTCAAATGCAACGTCTTGCCAAGCAGTTGTCAAACGAAGACCCTTACAGTGATTTAGATGATATTGCTGACACTGATATTAGCGGGTTCAATGCTGATGCAGACCTTGCCGCATTACATACACAGGCTCACCCGGTGGTGCTCCAACAACTTGCCAACAATAACTTGGTAGGTGCTTTGCAAGCATTGGCGGACAGTGGCTCATCTAAGACAGCAGAACTCTTTGCACAAAACTTGTCTACGCTGGTTGGTAATGTAAACCTAGTATATGGCGCTAAGAAGTCCATGTACGATCCAAAGACCAACACAGTCTATCTGCGTGACGGTGCTACTGAGTACGAGATTCTGCATGAGTCTTCACATGCAACCATGTCCCACACTTTGGACAACCCGTCACATCCCGTTACCCGTCAGGTAACCAACCTCTTCAATCAAATGAAGAAAGGCACTGAAGGAACTTATGGTGCGCAAGATATACAAGAGTTCGCTGCGGAAGCGTGGAGTAATGATGGGTTCCGCAATCACTTAAAGCAGTTCAAGCCCACTGGCGAGAAACTCACTGGTTGGGAGCGTTTGGTTAATTCTGTACGTCAGTTGCTCCGCTTGCCCCCTAAGACCGAGACTGCGTTGGATGCGATTGATCGCATGCTAAATGACATCATCAGCCCACCCCCTGCCGAGCGCATGGGTGAAACTATGTATGCGCAGTCCCTACACAACCCTAATGTTGTGCAAGAGATGTTTACAAAAATGGGCGACACTATTCGCAAGCAACCTCTTATGAACAAAGAAGGTGCTGTTGGGTTTTGGAAGGGTGCGGAGAAGATTGGCACGGTTGGCCGTCAGTTGATGTACAAGGCGTTGAACTTGTCTGCCTTGGGT